TTTGGTTGTTCATCCACAATCTGCACAGCATCTTTTGAGTCTTTGCGTGGATTATATTTTTGTAGAACTATTTTGTCTTGTGTGAATATTCTTACATAATATTCTTGCGTGTTGCCATAAGATGATTTGTCTTCAATTTCTAACAGTTTAAGATATGTTAATTCGTAATGGCCTGAAGGTAATCTTGTAAATTTCCAATCAAGTATGTTTTCTGGTGTGAATAAATTTGCGTATGTTCTAATGCCTTGTGCCAACTCTTCTGCTCTTGTGCCTGCTTGTGATTGTGGACGATCCAGTAATACCAAACAATGTCCATACACTGTGCTCATTACGTTTACGTCTCGCATGAATGATTGCCATGTTCTGCCTTCAAGGTCGCAGTCTTTTAGGAAGGATGGTAATTCTTGATTTGTTCTTAGATTGCCATAATCTCTGTAAGGTTCTTGTCTAAACAAGAATGAATTATAAGTGTGAACCACTGAACGCACATGGTTGTCCAAAGGTGTTGACAACACTCTTTGCATGTATTCAGAACCGCTTTCATACACATACTGAGTAAGGTATTTGCCCATTCTGTATTCGTGTCCACCCATGTATGAGTTGATTAAAAATTTCCATCTTTGACTGTGTTCTAAATATTCGTCATGCACTCCTAAGATGGCCATTGAATCATAATCATATGGATCTTGATTTGTGGTTGAATTTTTTACGTTGATTGCCATGTTATGCTACTACCTTTACTCCCCATGTTTTAGTTTCGTTGTNTGTNGCGTATTCTTTTCTTATTGGGTGTAAGAAGGAAACCAAATAACCAAGAGCATCATTCATATGATCGTAGCCTGTGTCTTTTTCAGGTTGTGATGTGCCTGNTTTGTAAATTTGTTTTTCCAAACAACCAATTAATTTTTTGCATCTAGGATGTATCAAAATTTTGTTTTCTCCTGCTCCATTACACAGTTGTGAATTAACAGAATTCACTCTGTCTCTCACTGCCATGTGTTTGTTGAATAATTTACAGATAAAGCCATTGTTTTGTAATATACTTAAATCTGTTCTGCCACCTGCTGATGTTTTGCGAGCACGGGAGGATGGGTCAGGGAAGGCAATAATTTTTGCATTTGGAAATCTTGTTGCTATTTCATCACACAATTCTTCTGTGTTGGATCCATACATTTCTATTTCATCTATCACATACATTGTGCCATCTTTGATTACAGAACACACAGCACTCATTGGATTAACATTGAAGTCAATACCAATATGAATTACATTTTGTGGTTCTTCAAAACTAAAACCTTTTACATTTTTTGCTCTGTCAAATGCATAATAAACCACACCTTCATAGTTGGCAAATTCTGCTTCGTATTCAACTCTGTATGTTCTAGGATCAAGGTCACGTTTGGCTTGTGCTAATTCATCTTCTGGCACCCATCCACCTTGTGCTGTGGTGTATGAATATGATGACCATTCTTTTTCTGTTTCGTCTTGTCCTCTTTGGTAAAAGTCATACAATTGATTTGACTTGCCTTTTGGTGTGCCACAAAATAAAACTCTTGCTCTGTGATCACTCAGTGTTGGTCTCATCACTGTCCATGCATCTTCATCTATGTCTTGAAATTCATCCATAACCAAAATGCCTTTGATAAAAAATCCTCTTAATGAATCTGGATTTTCACTGCCACGCAACATTATCTTAGATCCATTTTTTAAATATATTGTAAGTTCTGCTTCATTAACTTTTTGTATCCAATTTAATTCAGCCAGTCTTTGTTTTAATGGTTCCCAAGCAAGGCCTTTTGCGGCTCGGTATGAACCTGTCAAATACCAACACACACTGTTGGGCACTCTAGCATGGTATGCCAATTCTCTTATTGCCAATGTGGTTTTGCCCCAACGTCTGCCACATGATAACACTCTGAAACGTGCTTGGTCTTTGGCTACTTCTGTTTGTGGCACACTTAATTTCATTCTGCTTCTTCCCATGGTAATGGTTGACTGCTTTCACCTTGATCGCCATCATCTGATTGACCAAGATAATTTTTTCCTAAAAATATTAACATGCGAGTGTCACCACCTAATGCTTTTTCAAACTGTGCTCTGCGTAAACTTTTTTTGCCTTCTGCTCTGCCTTCTTCAACAGCACGAGCAAATTTTGTTCTAACATGGTTGCCTGAACAACCTACAACATTACCAATTTCATCAAACGACAACATCAAGGCAGCCAATGATACCACCTGCTGTCTTTCTATTTTGCGTCTTTTGTTTTTTGGTTGATCTTCGTTCATTATGTTAATTTGTCCTCTTTAACTAATACTCTAAAATGTCTAACATCAATATCATTTGATGCCAATGTGACAGCAACTTTGATGTTGTATGTTTGTCCACTGTCTCCTGCATTTAACCTAATAACCACCTTTTTACCGCCCGAAACACTAACATCTGTGCCTGCGTCTGTGGGCAACGCCAAAGGAGCAACGTCTCCTGTGTGTGTTTCTATGGTTACTGCGGCCGATGCTATTGTGTCTGAGTTGGTTGCAAGATAATCTGTCCAGTCCAATTGAAACCTAATGTTTGCACTAGGATCTTTTACAATAAAAATTCCGTCTCTATCTCGCTGAAAACCTGTGATGTCTGCCATTAATAAAACTCCAATTCCTTTGTTCGCTTAGGAATAATAATTGATTTTGTCTGTTCGCTAATACTATTTACACGACTTCGGGTAGGCACTTTAACACTATAGATTGGTTGCTTCACTAAAAAGGCATTTATGGTCATTGTTCCTGCACTTGATATTTGAATCTCTCCACTGTTTGTGGCATTGACGGCAATGTTGGTAGACAAGGCAATGTCTGCTGTGATCTCTCCTACAACTGTTGCATTGGCAGTGATGCTGGTAGATGCGGCAATGGATGCGGCAACTGTGCCGGCAAGTATTTTTTCTGCGGCAACAGACACACTGGCTGTTGAACTTAGACTTGCTGTGCCTGGTTGGATACTGCCTGCTTCAATGGCTGAGATAGCAGAGGATATACTGGCTGATACTTCTGCATTCACAATGGCATCTGCGTCTGCTGATAATGATGCTGATGAACTTAGGTCAACTGCACCTGTTTCATCTGAATCTTGTGCTGTGATTGTGTGTTCGAAATAGTCAATGGTGATGTAACCTGCTTCGGTATAACCAGTTCCTATTGCTGTGGCAATGCTTAAATTTACTTCTGCTTCATCTGTATCGTCGGCGGCAGTAACCATAGAGGCTGTGATTGGTATTGTAATACCAACTGGTATTATTGTTGCCTCGGTGGTTGATTCAAAGTAGTTTTCTTCTATGTAATCAGAAGCAACATAATTCTGTGAACCTATTTTAGATGATATTGATATGTTGACTACTGCTGGTTCCACAGCCTCAGTGACCATGGATGTTGTGATTGGTATTGCAACAGAGGTTTGTAGAATGACAGCATCTATAGTGGCGCTGATAAAGTATCCGTCTACTATGTAAGTTGCGTCAACATAATCTTGACCACCACCACCAACAACACCGCTTATGGCAAGGTTGGCTTCTGCAATTTGTGTTGACCTTGCTGTGGCAGACACTGTTGCTTCTGCTGAAATACTAGATGTTCCCAGTTTAATAAATTGTGCTACCACACCGGATGTGATTGGCATTGTGACTGCTCCGCTGGCAACAATGTTGGCAGCTGATGTGACTGTGGCTGAAACAGATGTGCTTACTGTGGCATCAATTGTTTCTGTGACTACGCCATCAATCATGACCAGTGTGTCACTTTCTACATCTTCTGCATCAGTTGCTCCTGTTGAATCAGATCCAGGAAGTTGGTATGCGGTGGAGTTGGCTTCTGCATATGAATTTTTAACTTCAAAAGCGTCTAACCTCAAGGCTCCTGAGCCACCACCTAGATCACCAATCTGAATGGTTTGTCCATTCATGTTGAATGTGTTGCCTGTGGCTAATGTGTGTTCTATACCGCCTTGGCTATTGGCGTTAGGATTACCTTCCCAAAATTTAATGGCACCTCCGTTACGTGTTACTCTAAAATGGAAATAATCATTTGGTGAAACTTCGGTATTGGTTGCTGTTTGGAAACTGCCATACGCAAGAGCAGTTGGTGCCACATGTAGTTGATTACTAACAGTTGTGGTTTTTATCCTAATCTGTAAGCCACCTATGTCAATGAAATAATTTGGATGGTTGTTGCCACCGTGTGTGCCATCTCCAGAAGCAATTGAGATGGCTCCTTGAATTGTGAATTCGCCTGTGCCTATGCCGTCAGGAATGGCAAATGATATTTTCGCATCAGTATCAAAATTAAATTGAAGTGCCTTGGCTCCTCTATAGACCGGATCATCCGTAGAGGCGACTGAGCCACTGTCAGTGATTGTAGCATTACCAGCCTTGTCTATAACAGTGATTGCCATCTACCCTCCCGGTTGACAGCAATTAGTCTATGCTGATTGTAAGATTACCTATGCCAATTGACAATGTATCACCATCAGATATTGTTTTTGTTGCTGATAATGAGCCATACGCCAACATGTTTCCACTTGAAGCCGCGTCAAATATAGCAACTGCAACAATTACTCCGTGGTCGCCACCTGAGGCAGCTGGAAATGTTATTGCGGATGAATTTGTTATTGCTCCACTTGATGCAGATGCCATCTTGTTGTCTATTCTTACTCTTGCATAAGAGTTGCCTGTGACTTCAGAAGGCACAGATGCGTCTGTGATTGTGTCTGTGAAATATCCAATGTGTGCTTGTGGACTAGTGTATGATGTGTTCTTAAAAAGATGATCTAATATCTTTAATTCAGCGTAATTTGCGAGTGCCGCCATGTGTTTGTCTCCTCAATTAATATTAATTGTTTTTGTTATAACTGTGTTATTTAACAAATAAATTTGATCAATAATGTATTAATTTTTCTATGCTTGTATTAGTCGCAACTTGGTTGTGCCATATGACATCAAAGCGCCATTATCGCCCCATCTGTGTAATCTAACTGTTTCTCTAGCAGTTAGATCCTCTACAAAATTCACTACCTCTGACGCTGTGTTGGTGCTTTGAATATACTTTAACACAATCACCCTTGTGTTGGGCACGTCATAAAAGGCAAACAAGAAAACATCATTTGTGGCGCCAACGAAACAACCGGTGCCTGATGTCTCTCCGCTGGCTCCTGCTGACAGTGTCACAATGTTTGATCTTTGCACAGCGGAATCACCTGCCTTGTATGTGTCAAATATAAATTTATTTGGACTACTGCCTGTTTCATGTCTAACTAGGATTGCTATATCATTGAATGCTACTGTGTTGAATGGTGATGTGCCGTTTCTATTAAATTCAAATGGTGTGCCAAAACTGGTGCTGTTGGCAGTGTTAAACTGTGCCACTGTTTGTGCGGTAGTGGGTGTTCCTGTGAATGTTGTTGGCGACTGAGCACCACCTGTGCCAAGGTCTATCTTGAATGGTTGCACTGTGGCTCCACTGTCTGTGCTGTTCAACCAAAAAGGTGTGTCATTGTCTACAAAACCTGGGATACATCTATTGCTGTGGGCAAGACTTACGTTGCTTTCACTTTCTGTTGACACTGTGGGTGTGCCTGACGCAAATTGGGCACTGGTTTGTATGGTCTCTCCTGTTTTTTCATAGTCTATATTATTATAACCATCGCTGTCATCTGTTCTGGACACGAATACCGGTGTGTTATGAAAACTTCTGTTCTGACTTGCGCCAGTTGAATGAGAAACTGTAGCTCCTGATATGCTGAACAACTGCACAGTGCTGACAGCAGTATCACGTGGATCATACATCAGCGTGCCATTTTGTAATGGTGCAACCAATCCGCCTTTGTTGTTATAAGTGGCTACGCCGGTGTTGATAATAACATTCTGTTGATCAGTTATAGACAGTGAACCTGAATTGTTTCGCACCACGTCATAGGCCACTTGGTCATTGCTACCATTGTTGGTTGCATTTACCAAAACACCATACTCGCTGTTGAATGCGGCAAAGCCTATGATGTCTTGCCATGCGGCGCTTCTTGTGATTGTGGCATCATTGCTACCGTCATATCCTGCAAATGTATTGGCAACAGCTGATGCTGATCGGCCTAATACTGATCTTCCAAATCCAAATGGCATGTTTATATTCCCCTATTAACTGTTTTTAAAGTCTTGTGCCGCGTTGCCAATATAATTGGTTCCATCAAAGAACACAGTGACAACATCAATTGCTCCTGCGCCTGTGGTTACTGTAGGCGGTCCACCAGCAAATTTAATCACTGTTGAATCTGATCCTTGGAATGTTGCTGTGTGTGCTCCTTGGTTAGTGATAACCAAAGTGTGTGACATGCCTGCTGATAGGCTGGAAAACACAAATGTTTTTGCATCGTTCAATGAAAATGTTGACACTGGTGATGCAGAACAATCAATGTGTATGTCTGCTGTAGAGTCATCTGTCAATGCAGTAATTTTTTCTCTGTATTTGAACAGTGTTCCAACATTTGATTCTGCTGTGTCTGTGTCTGTGTCTAACAGTCTGAGTCTGACTGCACCTGCGTTGCCTAATGCGGCATAAAATCCTGTGGCATTGGTTAGTGTTTCTGTTCCACCTGCACTAAATTTTTCAATATTGCACTGAACCCCAAATGCGTTGTCAACTGTGAGTGTGCCTGATCCATCATTTTCTATAGATACATCTCCAATTAATCCACTAGCATTGGTTACAGTCATTCCACCGTTGCCATTTGGATACATGTATGCTGAACCAAGTGAGCCAACAAGATTGCCCAATGTGGAAACACCACTCGCGGCTGTGTTTTCAAGTGTGCCTTGAGCATTGGAACCATGCACACCTCTAAAAATACTTGTGGCTGTCATGGACGATGAATTCATGTCCACTCGTGCCTCTGGATTTTGTCCTCGCAGTCTGTCATTGCTGGAACTTGAATTTTGTCCTGATGCTAATTTGGCATAGAGGATATCTGTGTTGGCATACACTCTGGTGCCTGCTGTGTAGGAGGCATCTTTATAAAAACGTATTGCGCCTGCGTGGTGTCTTGTATTACCGCTGATCAAAGTATCAAAGTCTGCATCTGTGCCATTACCTATAACTGCATATCCTGTGCCATTGCCAGTGATTTCTATTTTGCCATTTGCACCGTCAGTGATGGTGATTAGGCCTGAGTTGGTGCCTGAATTGGTGCTGAGTTTTAAATCTTGTGTGCTGTTGGATGTGATGTGTCCAACTTCTGATCCGCCACCCACTTGAACCAAGTCTGTGTCCATGATCACATTACCTGTGCCATTGGGTTCCAGTTCTAGGTCGCCATTGGATGCTGTGGTCACTTTGGCAATGATAGGTGTGGTCAATGTTTTGTTGGTGAATGTGGTAGATGATGATGCTGTCACCGGGTTTGTGATGGTCAACACATGATCTGCCACTGCTGTGGTCACGCCTGAACCTGCAATCTTTTAATTCTTCTCCACCTGCCAGTGCTTCACCTGTGGAATCATCACCTGTGATGGTGATTGTGCCCTGTGTGACTGTGACTGTTTGTCCTGAAACTGCTGTGGAGGCTCCACCTGCTCCTGCTACTGTGATGGTGTTGCCCAGTTGTAGATCAACTGTGGTTGAATCATCTGATGCAATGCCTACTGAGGCATCTCGCAAGTTTTCTAAATTGCCATCCATTTCCGACGTGGTTAGTGCGGAACCTTTGGCTGTTCTGGTGGTTAATGACGCTTTGGTTGGCATTGAATTGCTCCTTGTAAATTTGTATTACAATTATTTATAGGTCTATGACGGATTTTCAGTGCGTATTTTATCAGTTTCGTCAAATTGTGCATACATGTCCACAGTCCAATCCCGAGCCGCATATCTCTTCTTGTAGTTGCAGGCATGTGTTCTGCGTGTGATGATGCACACATTGTCCACTCGCCATGGCAATTCAGGATTGATTCTGATCATGGAATAGTCTTGTCTGCCTGTGCCCCATTGGCCCAGTTTGCCCGAATCACGCCATACCTGTAACCATTCAGTGGGTGTGAGTTCATATGCTTCTGATCTGAATTTGGCCTGTGCCAACTGTCTAGCATAACGCACCGAATGATCTGCATTGGGTAGATATTTGCAATTTTTGCCTCGCTTCTTGGGTTTAACTTCTGCTGTGGCAGTGAGTCGTGTGTTTAATAGTTTTGTGAGTGTGTCAAACATGTCAGTTTGCTCCTTGTGTGAATTGTGATACCACTTGTGGTCTGGCATCAGCATTGATTAGGCCTTGACGTGCATCTTTAAAACGCACACCTTGGATTTGTGTGTAAGTGTCGTGAGTTGAACGAGCAATTCGTTCCAGTGTGTGTTCCCACCATGACCAATTACGCATGGTTGAGTCCACATAACAATGACAAGGCACTGCCCTGTCACCCACCACTGCTACTCCTGCCAAATGCACCACTGGATGACCACCATGTTTGGAAGTGATCACTCTGGCATCGCGTATGGCAATTGATTGGGGTTGTGTCATATATAAGTCCTCATTGTTTTGTATTATTTATTATTATACACAATTTGAATGAAGATTGCAACCAGTGAGTGTGCAATGACCTATAAGGAAATCATCACACACTCTGTTCGGAAAAAGGTCGTCCGGCCGAACGTCCTTAAGGTCGTCCATGACATCCCGAACAGTGAACTGCAAGATGATGAGTTCGAAGCAGTTCACTAGAGTAATTATAACATGAATTGCAGTCAAATGTCAATTCTCATTATATAACTGTGTATGCAACTACCCAAAGAAGCAGATTGGCGTGAATCATGGGCACTGTGTCGCCCTCATGTGCATCATTTCCGCACAGCACTGGATGTGGGTGCCAGAAGAGGTGAATTTGCTCGTTACCTTCAAGAATTTGATTCAGTGCATTCATTTGACTTTAGATCATGCCAAACAGGCTATCGTGAGAGATGTGCAGGTGCACAATATCATTACCATCAAGTGGGCATCTCCAATCATGTGGGCACAGAACAGACCACTTCAATGAAAGTGGGTCGCATCAAAGGCAGAGGTGGGATACAAGTGCCGGTAAGAACCATTGATTCATACCAGTTTTCAGATGTGGATTTTGTTAAATTGGATGTGGAAGGCCATGAATTACAGTGTGTGCAGGGTGCTGAACAGACCATACGTGTGCAACATCCTTTACTGATTGTGGAACAAAACCGAGGCAACACAGACGCATGTGACCTGTTGATCGAATGGGGCTATCAGGAAGTGGCTCAGTTCTCAATCGATGGTCAAACCCATGATCGAGTGATGCTGTGGCCCATATGAAGAGCGAAGCGATCTGCGGTTGCGGTTGACACTGAGAGCATCCATGTTATACTGTGATTGAGCATTGTGTTTTTGGGGCTCTGACACCCCGATTTTTTCATGATGCTCAGGAGTGAGTCACACAGTAATATCCTTGGCGCCGTGTGGCTTGCTCCAAAGGTTGACACTTGAAGCATTCATGTTACAATAGTATAACAATCAACAAGGAGAATATGATGGCTAAAATTAACAAGAGAATATTGCCCACGTGGGACACAAAAAAATTCAGCACCCTGCCTGCAGAGATCGAATCTGATATGCAGTTTGCATTCATTGACTTTGCACAGAGACTGGATACTGCTGTGTCTGAACTGGATGACCTAGTGCAAAACGGAGGCCGCCAGTTCCGTGAATACATGGAAAGCAGTCGAGACAATCTAGAAGCCGCCGAGTTTGCATTTGAAGAACTGGTGGAGCAGATCCAAAAATATCAAAAATATGTGCTGTCAACTAGAGATACACTTGAACTGGCACAGTTTGTGGATGGCAAAGCAGTGAATACTGATATTAACCAATACCGGGTGGCATAATGACAGCAAATTACGATAATCTAACTGAAGAACAAGAACAGCGTTTGGACACCCTAAGGAAATGGCGTAGACAAGGTTGGAAATATAGATTGGGTGGATATAAGCATTATTTTAATCATCATGAACTTAATGCTATTAACCTTGAAATAGTGACAATAGATTCATAATCAACCATGGG